TGATGGTCGGGCGGCGCGATGAGTGCGCTACGTAGGTTGCCGCCGCGGGGCATGTTCTGAAGGTTCAGTCCCCAGTCGCCAGACAGCCTATGGGTATGCGCCCCCGAGTAGCGCAGCGGCACCGGCATCCAGTTACCTTTCCGGTAAGGCCACTGCAGATTAGCAATACGCAGGAACTTCTCTGTGCGGGTCTCTTCGAGCGTGCTCTTGTAACCCAGCCTTGCGGCGAAGAGCGCCTGCACTTCGGGGTTGTCATGCTCTTCGAGCGCCATGAAGTCGGGATCGGTGCGCGAAAACGCGTAGGTCTCCTTGCCCGTCGCCTGTGATGTTTTCATGGGCGGCTCGACACCCAGCCTTCGGAGTGCCTCGGCAAACTTGTCGTTCGACATCAGCTCTTCCTTGCTCGCACCGATACGTGCCAGCAGCGCCTCCTTCTTGGCCCTCACCGAGCCAAGGTGCTCGGCCAGTACATTGCGGTCGATTAGCAGCTGCGGCTCGATCGCACAGCGCAGCACCATGTCCATCAGCGCCAGCTCAGAGGGTGGGAACCTACCCTCGACGACAATCTTCCTGAAGATGCCGGCGCAGAGCTCCACGTCGTTGAGGCAATACTCGACATACTCGTCCCAATAGCCAGCCTGCTTGATGGCGGCGGCGCACATACCCACGACCTTGTGGACGGTGCCGCCCTTGACGCCGAGATCGAAATGTCGGGCGACGCTGGCGAGGCTCAATGATTTGAGTTGTGATGCGATGGTCGCCCGGCACAGACCGAGGGTGTCCACCATGAGGCGCGGCACGAACTCGTAGCGCCACGCCACGATGCACATATCAAAGAGCGCGTTGTGGCTTACCAGTGCGGTATCATTCGGATCGAGACTATCGAAGAACTTCTGCAGCTCGGGACCGGAGCGCCAGTATGGCTTGCCGTTCAGCCCCTCTTGGATGCCGCAGCCGATGCACTCGAAGCGGGGATCGAGCACATACTCAACTGGCGTCATTTTGCGGAGCGAGTATTCCTGGTCGTAGTAGGTCTCGAAATCCAGAAAAATGTACCTCAAAGGTAGCCCCTATATGTTGTAGGTCTTGACAGAGGGAGACACTATGCGTATTTCCCAAACGTCACGGTGTTGATGCTCCAAGGTAAAAATGAGCGGCGAGGGTGGTGGTGCTCCTCGCCGCTTTTTTATTGCAGCTGTGCCAGCATGCTCGGATCGAACACGACGCGGATGCTGCACCACTGGCCGTCCGAGATATGCACAGGGCGCGCAGCTGGCTCGACAGGATCGCCCAGCATCTTGAGGATGGTGATCGTCGCGCCGGTCGCCTTACACGCCTCACGCAGACCCATCGACACGCGCGGCATGGGGGCGCTCGAGCCCTTGTCCAGCGCCCTGACGAGCGTCTCGACTTTCTCGTTTGCCGCCTGCGCCATCGCAGCCAGCTCACGCACGACCGGCCAGAGGAACGCCACCTGTGACGGGTTGGCACAGACCTCGTTGAGGTGGGTCAGCACGGCGGTCATCAGATTGTAGTCGCGGAACGACTCGGCGACGCGATCCACCTCGGCAGAGATCGGAATGCCGGCGTCACCAGCCGGCACGCGCGTCTGCTCCAGTGCATAGTCCGGCAGATACGCCTGCTTCTGTAGGAAGAGCACCAAAGGGAACGGCTTGCTGAAGAAGCGCGTCGGCTCATTGAGATGGATACGCTCGGGCGAGTATGTAAAGCGGCTGCCCCATAGGCTCCCCGCCTCCTTGCAGGTCTCGATGTGCTCAGGCTTCACGAAGGCGTTATAGATGTCATCATGCGTGAGCGCACAGGGCGAGAAGGCTCGGTGCTTGTTGTAGGCTGTCTCGATCATCGTGGTGAGGATGTCGAACTGCGCTTGAGTGAATGCAGGCATGTGGTGCTCCTACTTTGAAGGTAATCGGTGCGTTACTTGGGCGTCGGGACCGGAACCACATCGCCGAAGGGGTAGTGACCGTGCTCGTAGCGCGGGGTGATGTTGCCCCACAGAACCGGATAGCTAGGCGCGCGCTGCGGGAACGAGCCGTCACCGTCGGTCAGATAGATGAGCGCGTCAGGAGTGAGGTCATTCTTGGCGATCCAGTCGAACGCCGGACGGAAGTCGGTGCCGCCGCCACCCTTGGGTTTGAGGGTGCGCAGATCGCTGGCCTCCTCGATCTCCTCGACCGAGTGGACGCGCGCGTCGATCCACATCACAAGCAGGCGCTGCGGACGCAGATCCTCGAGGATGCCAGCCATCTCGCTGAAGAAGCGCTGAAGTAAGCGAGGATCAGCGACGATGGAGCCGGACGTGTCGATGGCAAAGGCGATGGTGCCGGCACCGAAGCCAGAGCGACCGGGTGAATAGATGTCTCGGACAACAAGCCGGCGATCGGCACGACGCCAGTCGTAACCGCCGGAGCCGACCTTGCGGGCGAAGAACGCCTGAACTTTATCTGTCCAGTCGACCTCGGGGTTGAGCAGCTGGTCGATGAACAACTCCATCTCGGCGGGCAGCTTGCCTTGTGCCTTGGCTGCGGCAGCGCCGGCAGCGATGGTCGTCTTCCACTCCTGCTCGTCGCGCGGCGCCTCATGCGGCTGCTTGCCCTGGCCCTGACCGGGAGCGAGATGCTCGTCGAACTGGTCGCCGCCACCGCTCGGACCCTTACCGTCACGGTAAATCTTGGCATAGACGTCGATGGCGCTGTCCTTGTGGGTGGCGAGCTTGGTGTCGTGCAGCCACTTATCGTCGAACTGTCCGCACTTGGACGCGATGAGCATGTCGTTGATGACCAGATCGGTGGCGACATTCATGGTCTGATGGTCGTATGGGATAGGCTTGCCGGATTTGGTCGGCACCTTGCCGGTCTTGCTGAACTTGTGGCCCTGACCGCAGTGATCGAACATGGCGTGGCCGATCTCGTGCAGGCAGATGAACACGCGCTTCATGATCGGATACTTGAAGAAGGTATCCGGGTTGAGCAGCAGCGACGAACCGTCAGTAGCGGCGATGGGCACATCCTTGGTGAAGACGGCGATGGTGCCGGTGCCCGCATCCATGAGTGAATAGAATACATGGGTGAAGGCGGGGCAGACCCACTGCAGGGCGACGCGCGTCTCGCTCCACAGGCGCTCCTGCGTGGCGTCGAGCTTGAGTGGTGTAAAGTTGCGATCAGACATCAGCTCTCTCCTCGGTATCGACGACGATCTCGTTGGTTCCCTCAAAGAAGTCGTCAGTGAACATGGAAATCTCGGGCGAGCGTTTCTCCTGCAGCATCATGGCTACAGTGACGAGGGTGCGCGCTGCATCTCGGGCGGCATCGACGACGGCGGCTTGCGCCTCCTTACCGTCGTTGTAAGTGACGAGCTTGATAGTCAGTTCGGTGCGTGCCATCTCTACCTCCGTAAATCTGACGCGGAAGCGCGCTTTGTTGCGGTGTTTCTCAGGTATGGGGACATATGCCTCCCCATCCCAGACAAAGACGCGACCTTTCTTGGGGTCGTAATACGTGTCGCCGCGCGCCGTCACCGCACAGCGGCCATGAGTGCGCTGTTCTTGCGGCACCACTCGATGAACGCCGGTGTGCGCGCGATGTTGGGGTCGCGCTTGGCGGCAGCCTTGATGAACGTGACGCCGAACTCGTCGCCGAACCGGGACAGATACTTGACGACAGGCTCCATCGTGTCAGGGGCGACACGGTGCGCGAGATGGTAGGTCACCAGCATCTTGCCGTCGGGCTTGGCCGGCACTTTGACCTTCTCGGGATTGTCGATGATGGTCTCGAACTTGGGCATCTCGTCTTCGAGGCGGAGGAAGACGAAGTAGGCGCGCGACGCAGCCTCCCCAATGAGAGAGACAGCCATCGTCAGCGCCTCGGGCGTGTCAGTCGGACGGCCGGACTTGGTGTAGTTCTGCAGCACCTTGTCGAACATGACGATGGTGCGCGGGTTGCAGGTCGGACCCTGCTTCTCGGGCACCTCGCCGGAGAACACGATCTCCGGATGCTGATTGACGAAGGTGAGCGTCGTCGGGCTTACCCCAGAGGTATGCGCCCAGTCGTTCCACGCACCGAGGTCAGGCGTGACGTGCAGCTCGGCGCGGCGAGTGATGACGAAGTCGAAGGACTTGGTGACGCCCGATCGATCGGTCGCGCGGTTGGACGCAGCGACGATGGCCCAACCCTCGGGCAGCTGCCACGGACCAAGCGCCTTCTTGAGCAGCAGCTGCGCGGAGGCGCGCTTAACGTCGGCCTCGCCCTGACCATACTCGTCGAGGAACAGGATGCCACGCTTGTACTGGGTGACGGGCTTGCCGTTCTTGCACATCATCCATGCCGGCATGGTCCATGAGGACACACGCACAGGGCCGTCGCCGAAGTCCTTGGTCTCCGGCATCATGTAGCCAAGGAGATCGGGCGGCGTCTGGGTAGCGAGGAAGAGCTCGGCGTAACCCCACTCCTCGCCGTCGCGCTCGGACAGCTCACCAACAAGCTGCTCGACAACATCCGACTTGCCCATGCCAGGTGAGGACAACAGCTCGACCGACACGTTACTGTCGAAGTAAGTGGGAAGGATGGCTTTGATCTGCGTAAGGTTCATAGTGTGCTCCAAGGTGTCACGAGACAAAGAGGTATCGATCGCGCCCCGTGGTGCGGGAGCGCGTTCGACGTTTCGGTGGTGTGATGGTGTGGTGTGTTACTCGGCCGCTTCGGCCGGGGTATCCAGGTCTACGACCTTAGCGTTCAGGCGCTCGGCGTAGTTCCGCAGCAGCGTGCTCTTGGTGTAGTCCCGGCGCTGCGGTGCCGGCGCTTCGTATTGTGCGGGGGCCATCTGCTCCAGCTCCTGCACGCACAGCTCGGCATAACCCGAGATGTCCTTATAGTGGTCGACGTGCGACGGGTTGCCGGCAAGGATGCGCCCGATCTTATGGGCGACCATATCCAGCGTCTCTTTCTGGGCGACGGTGAGTGCCGACCAGTTACCCTGCACGCGGAACCACTCCTTCATATGTTGAGTGATGGCGGCATGCGTCGGGTAATGCCCGTGCGTCTGCCCACGCTCCGCGAGGATCTCACGAATGTCCATACTAACTCCTGTGATGGTGTATTGGTGCGACGGTGTGATGCTCAACTATAGGCATCACCCAAAAGTATATTCAAGGCTTCATCAACGTAATCAAACAGTATTACCTAACGGTAATACATGGGTTACTTGAAGGTTATACGGGCCAGACATAAGGGATGTTGTCCGGCACGTTGGGCCAGAGGATGCGATAGTAGTGGGGCTCTTTGCGCAGCAGATTGCTGCGGTGTGAGAGGACCAGATCGGTTGTCATCCACTCAGGCTTGCTTGGTGCAGGCTTACCTTTGAGGTCACGTAGCTTCATCGTGTTGTTGTAGCCACGCAACTGCCACTCGAGGATCATGGCGTTCATGTAGCGCTCGAGCAGCGGCACATGCTCACGCCACATCTTGACGGCGGGGTGGTTGGCCCAGCCGCTTGATTTGCCTTGCAAGGTATTGAGGATCTGCAGCGCTTCGACGCGCTGCTTGCCGAGGCGGCGATAATCCAGGTGACGCGCCGTCTCGACGAAAGCGATCACTGGATCGGGATCATTGCTGGTGAGGAACGTCTGCATTAGTCCTCCAGTTTCTCCATGAAGACGAGCTCGTCCTCTGTATCGCTGCGGCACCAGCGCTTATCGTCGTCGAAGTCCGGATGATCGGAGTTGAAACACAGCTCGTGCGCCAGCTCTTCGAGTTCTTCCTGATCCATACTCTCGGGTGCGTCGAACACGACTTCCCATGTGTCACTGACACAGAAGGCGGCTTTGTATTTAGGCATCAGCTTACCTCGCAGTAAAACCTGCGCTCCTGAATGGATGCTCCCTCCTGCTTACGGAGGTTGCCGCACATCCAGCACGAGCACTTCTTGAGATTGTCGGCATACTTGCCGGGATTGTGGTGCGGGAAGACACGCTTCGCGCGTGCCTTCATCCGCTCGCGTTCTGCACGACGCTCACTGCGCTGTCGCACGGTAGTAGTCCTCGTCATATTCCCAGCTGGCGAAGAGGTCGTCGTCCTGCTCGATGCGGATTACTTCGACGTCGTTGCCCTGACCGTTGAAGTCGAAGTCGGGATCTTTCGATCCGCACCACAGATCAAGCGCGAGGTCATGCGCCTCGTCCTTGTCGTCGGCGATTACCGTGACGGTATAATAGCGGGCGGCTTCAAGTGTGACGGTGAATGACTTGTTCTTCATGGTTCACTCCG